AAACTCCATTTTGCTATGTAGGAAATTTTTTTCAACTCTCATTTATTGCATGGTAGTTAATTTTTAGACCCACTTTCTTACCTCATTAACGTTCCTTACTTAATTATTTTCACTTAATTTTCTGCTTTTAAAATTGTAATCGTTACAAAATACCCCTATTTTTTTAACAATTATGCAATAAATGGAAAATTAACATTCATTTCTTGCATAGATAATTCATTTCTTGCATACCTCTAATTACCCTAAATCATCCCCCAATCATCCCTGCCATCCCAAAATATTCACAACTTTACACCTTTTTTGTTGCATATTCCAAAATCTTTTATTTACTTTGCTAATTAATTTCTTAACAACTTTTGTATATGGATTGGAAAAGCAAATTTGAAAATTTACCTCCTAAAGAATCAAAAAAATCAATCAAAAAAGAAGTTGAAGAAATAAAAACGCATCGACGAAGCACTGAATGTTTGGTAAGATCAGATAAGCACTTATTTCGTAGAGCTTATTCAGAATCTAAACTACTTGATGCTGTTGGAATAAATTTTAAAGATGGTGAAAGTTATCACTGCATAACTGGTGGAGATGTTGATTCATTGAGTTATCTAAAATCCGTATTGCGCCAACAAAATTTAGATTATTGCTTATTTAGCACATGGTGTATGGCAGCTGAGGACATTCTTTGTTTTTCTGAATTTCTTGAAAAAGGACAAATTAAAAAACTTGATGCGTATGTGGGTGAAATTTTTCCGGGATCGTATAAGATAGAATATCAGATGTTGAAAGATTTGTTTGAAAAGTACAATTGTGGACGAATAGCCGTATTTAAGAATCATTCAAAAATATATGCCGGTTATGGCAATAAATTTGCTTTTGGAATACAAACCAGTGCCAACATAAATACAAACCCACGAACAGAAAACGGATGCATTACAATCGGAAAAGATATTTTTGATTTTTATAAACAATATTTTGATGGAATAAACAGTTTTGAATAATGGAAAATGAAAAACAATCAACTATAAAACTCACCCCTAAACAGGAAATATTCTGCTATGAATATTGTATTGATTTTAACGCAACCAGGGCGGCAAAAGTGGCGGGCTATAATGAAAAAACGGCAAAAGTAATTGGTTGTCAAAACTTAACAAAACTTTACATTAAGGACCGTATCAAATATATGCGTGATAATTTGGCAGAAACCGCCGGAATATCAGCACTAAAAATCATAAATGAACATTCAAAAATCGCATTCTCTTCATTTGCAAATATGAAAGATGGATGGATGTTATTGAAGGATTTTGATAATTTAACAGATGCCGAGCGCGCCTGTATATCCGAAATTCAGACAAAAGAATCCCGGAGGGCGGATGGTGGGGATGGTATTATATTAGAAGAGTGGGTTAAAATTAAACTTTGGGACAAACAAAAATCCTTGGACAGTCTCTCAAAAATACTTGGCTATGACGCCCCCACAAAAGTAGATTTAACAACTCTTGGAAAACAAATAAACACTCAACCTACTATCATTTTTAAAAAATTTAATCCCGATGAATGATATAGATATAAGCTATAAGTTTGAACCTTTATTTGATTTATTCGATAAAAATAATTTTCCGGATGTGGATACAGTAATCATGACAGGAGGGCGTTATTCCCTTAAATCATCTACCGTATCCATTTTTAGCCTTATAGCAATGGTTGAGTATCATTGGAATGTCCTTTATTGCCGGTACACTAATCTTTCAATAGTCGACTCCGTAAAGCCTGAGGTGAGCGACAAAATACCATTGTTAGGGTATGAGGATAAAGTAACCGATATTGCAACCCATATCGAAACAAAAAAAAACCGGATAGCATTTAAAGGGATCAAAACAGGATCATCGTTACAAACAGCTAACCTAAAATCATTAACAGGATTTAATTGTTTTGTTGTCGATGAAGCTGAGGAAATACCGGACTATGAAACGTTCAAAAAAGTATTTTATTCCATACGATCCGAAAATAAACGAAACCTTACTATCTTAATCTTAAATCCTACCACAAAAGAACATTGGATATTTGATGAGTTCTTTGAGAAAAAAGGACTTGGAGGTGGTGAAAATATGGTTAAGGATAATGTTATGTATGTTCATACCTCATACCTTGATGCGGATCATGAAAGAATGCCTAAAAATATCCTGGCAGATTACGAACGATTAAAAATTGATAGTCCGGTTAAATACGAAAATGTTGTATTAGGGGGATGGATACAAGAACCTGAAGGAGTTTTACTTCCAAAATCAAGGTTAAAATTTGCCGACCTATCCAATATACCCGAAGAAAACATCGTCTTTAAATTTGGGGTGGGTGATCCTGCCGATACCGGGGGAGATAAATTTTCATTCCCATTTTTACACGTTGCAATTTATGAAAATTCAATTGTGTGTTACGTTAAGGACGTTATACATTCGACCTATGGCATTGAAGCCAATACCGAACGCATTATATACAAAACAAAAGAACAAGGTTTGCAAGAGCTTTATTATGAGTCAAACGGGGTAGGAATAGCTGCAATTCTACTAATAAAAAATAGATTAAATGAACATCAACGTCTCCGGGGGTTCGCCTCTACCATAAATAAAGAGGTTCGCATACTATCCCACTATGAATTTGTACAAAAATATTTCGTATTTGATTCTAATTATGAACAAAACCCGGAGTACAAATCATTTATAAGCGATTTAGTGAGCTATTCTAAGGAGGGGGACAACAAACACAAAAAGGATTCTATTGATGTGTTATGTTCGGCGGCCCACATCTTAAAAGTAAAGTACAAAACTATGTTGTATAGTACATAAAAAAGGGGAAACTTTCGCTTTCCCCAAGTTCGTTTAGACTGCCATTCTTAATGTTGGTCTAAAAAAGTTTATTGTTTTGCCTTTTATAGCTTACAAAATTCTCCTTCTATCCTACTCTGTATATAATCAAAACCAAACACCCCCGATTTTAATACTACCCTGCACTTGTATTTTTATTACCGCATGTTAGTTCAGGTGCGGAACACTGGCGAAGTGTGTGGAGGTGGAGGGAGTCGAACCCTCGTCTTACAAACTTTCAAATAAACGTCAACAAATTTTGATTTGCAAATATAATTAAATAAATTGATATAATAAACTACTTATAAAAAAGGGTTATTAAATTAATAATAACCTTTATTTAAATTTAATTCCCATCAACAAACTGAATCGCTTGTTTTTCCGTTAACCCATGTTTAATAATTCTTTCCTTAATATCTTTCTTACAAAAAGTACAGCGTTTAATTTCATAAATGTCATACCTTAATAGTTTAATCGGATATCCTTTTACGTGTACTTTTTTAGGTTGAACCGAATGAATAATAGATTGTTCTTTATGCCTGCAATATCTCTTAACTACCTTCAAAAATAAATCTTTAATTAGTCCCATAGTATTATTTATTTATATTTGTTTAAATCCTAATATCTCATTCAATAATCGTTGCCTTGGAACGTTAAATTTAATCCCGATCTCCGTAGTCAATTCCAAATTACACGGAATACCCAGCACACTCACATACTCCCGAATAGCCAGTAAATACGGTTCAAGATACTCATCGTTTTCAATATTATCAACTACACTAATCAAATATGTTTTACCTCTCAATTTTGGCACATGTCCTTTTGGGAGTCGACCACCTTTACACATTCGAATCACTGTACTGTTACTCTTTTCGATCTTAAATTCTCGTCTATATTCAGCGATAGTGTATTGATTCATATATTATAGATTTACGATTAATTCAATTCCTGTTAATGCGAAATATAGATTTTGAAGTTGGTGAAGTGATATTAATAATACATGAAGATTATTGTTTGAATAAAAATAATCTGTATTTTCTCCCAATTGAACTGTTGTAAAACCTTTTAATTGATACCAGATTGTTTTTTCTTCCTGTTCGTATGTATCCATTCCGACTACACCATCGGAAATATACTTCTTAAACCCGCACTTCAGAAGTATTTCTTCTGTAAGCATAATTGGATCAGCACACCACACATTAATAAATTTACCGCTAAATGTTATCCCTAATTCTGTTAGTTCAATTACCTTAATATACTCTTTTGTATATTTTTCGATAAAATAATTTCCGATTCTTAATTCGTGAGCCTCCATAACAATTAATTTATAGGTTTAAAATAATATAAATGAATTTTGTAATGCAAAGATAAATGTATTTTTTCATTAAAATATTATATTTGCCAAAAAATTATTAGAAAATTGTGAAAATAAAAGACATTGTTAATGCTTCGAAAATTGCGTTTGCTGTAT